CAAGATTGCATAATAAATCTTATAGTGCTGAAAGTCAGGATAAAAATTTTGTAAATATATTATATTTTGAATATAAAACATTTGAAAATCAGGTTTATAAAATTAAAAAGACTTCAACTGGTGCAGAAAAAGCTATAGAAAAAACAGATCAGTTTAATCCCCCTAAAGACGCAAGGTCTAGATTTGAAAAAGTAAATAGATCAATAGAGGTTTTATATGAGGGCGCAAAGATAGTTGGGCATGAAAATTTATTAGAATGGAAAAAATGTGTTAACATGACACGTCCAAAAGCTGATATAACAAAAGTACAAATGAGTTACAACATAGTAGCTCCTAGAATATATAAAGGAAAGCCCGAATCGTTAGTTAGTAGAATGACTACATTTGCTGACATGATTCAAATAACGCATCTAAAATTACAACAAGTATTATCTAGACTTGTTCCCGATGGGGTATTCTTGGATGCGGACGGCATTGCAGAGGTTGACTTAGGAAACGGAACAAATTATAATCCACAGGAAGCATTAAATATGTATTTCCAAACTGGTTCTGTTATCGGTAGATCAATGACACAAGACGGTGATTTTAATAATGGTAGAGTACCTATACAAGAATTAAGATCTTCTGGAGGTAATCAAAAAATTGCAAGTTTAATACAATCTTATAATTATTACTTGCAAATGATGAGAGATGTAACCGGCTTAAATGAAGCAAGAGATGGTAGTATGCCAGATCAAAAATCATTAGTTGGCTTACAAAAATTAGCTGCTGCTAATAGTAATACAGCAACAAGACATATATTACAAGGCGGTTTATATTTAACATTAAAAACCGCTGAAGCTGTATCATTAAGAATATCAGATGTATTAGAATTTTCAAACACTAAAAGATCTTTTGTTCAAGCGTTAGGTAAATTTAATATAGGTGCAATGGAAGAGTTATATACTTTGCATATGCACGATTTTGGTATATTTTTAGAATTAACACCTGATGACGAAGAAAAACAATTACTTGAAAATAATATTCAAATGGCTATAACTCAAAAACAAATTGAGTTAGAAGATGCTATTGATGTAAGAGAAATTAAAAATCTTAAATTAGCAAATCAAGTGTTGAAAATAAGAAGAAAAAGAAAGCAAGAAAGAGATAGACAAATGCAGCTTGAAAATATACAGGCTCAGGCAAATGCTAATGCACAATCTGCACAAGCAGCGGCTGCAGCTGATATGCAAAAACAAAATGGTATTGCTGAAAGCAAAGTGCAAATTGCACAAGCTCAAACACAATTTGATATACAAAAAATGGAAAGAGAAGCTGCTATTAAAAAAGAATTAATGGAATATGAGTTTCAATTGAACATGCAGCTTAAAACAGTTGAATCAGATGTGATTAAAAATAAAGAGAAGTACAAAGAAGATCGTAAAGACGAAAGAACAAAAATACAAGCTAGTCAACAAAGTGAATTAATACAACAAAGAAAAAATAATACACCACCTAAAGATTTTGAATCGGCTGGCTTTGATAACTTAGGTGGATTTGGTTTAGAACAATTTGAACCAAGATAACCTTTTAAAAAAATAATAACTATGGGAATGAGAGGCAAAGACTTTCCGGAAAACGTTGTAGGATCTGTTTTTACAACTGCAAGTAGCGACGCTATAGTTCCGCCTACAAATCATATATTTGTTGCATTTACTGTTTTGGCAGCAGCAACATTTGATGCTAGTGGTGGGTTAGTAGCGGAATCAGCAACTCAGTTTGCTAACACTGAAGATGCGGCCAATGATTTAGCTGCGGGATCTGAAACAAATAATGAAGGATCAGGTGGTGTGCAGATTACAAATTCTAATGCATCGTTTCCTGCTGGCGTAACTATTCACGGTAGATATACCGAAATGGACGTTGCGGGCGGAAGCATTATTGCGTATTACGCAAGAAAATAAATAACTTTAAATAATTATATAATATTTTATCATGGCAGAAGAAATAAAAGTAACAGCGCTAGACGCTGAGCCAAAAACTATGGCTGAAAAAGAAGAGGCGGTAGCTGAGAACGCCGGTATGCCCATCGACAAAGATGGTGTTTACAAATTAGATCTTAGTAAGTTTAACGAAGAAAATCAACAAGATGCCGTTCAAGAACAAAAAACAGAAGATGGCGTGCTACGCGGAAGCGGCGAGGATGAAGAAGCTGGGCAAGAAGCCGAAGTGGAATTGCAAGGAGTACGCGAAGAAGAAAAAGTAGAAGCACCAATAATAGAAGAAGTTGTAGAAGATGAGCAAACCGTTGATGAACCGGCTCCAGTGGTTACAGAAGAAAAACCGCAGGAAGAAATTGTTGAAGAAAAAAAGGAACCAGAAATAAATTTACCTGAAAATATACAAGATCTTGTAAATTTTATGAATGAAACTGGTGGAACTTTAGAAGATTACGTAAAATTAAACGCTGATTATACAGGCGTAGACGATAACACTCTTTTGGTTGAGTATTATAAAAAAACCAAACCACATTTAAGTTATGACGAAATTGCTTTTTTAATGGAAGATAAATTTTCTATTGATGAGGAATTAGACACAGACAAAGATGTAAAAAGAAAAAAATTAGCTCTTAAAGAAGAGGTTGCAAATGCTAAAAGTTTTTTGACATCGCAAAAGGATCAATATTACAAAGAAGTCAAGTTGGGTTCTAAGTTATTACCGGAGCAACAAAAAGCAATTGATTTTTTCAACCGCTACAATAATGAGCAAAAATCAGCTGAAGAATTATTGAAGAAGCAAAAATCACATTTTAACAATGAAACTGACAAAGTTTTTAATAGTGAATTTAAAGGTTTTAATTTCAAAGTAGGAGACAAAAAATACAGATTCAATGTTGGTGATGTGAATAAAGTAAAAGATAATCAAAGTGATTTATTAAATGTTTTTAATAAATATGTTAGCGAAGACAAATTACTTACTAACGCACAAGATTTTCATAAGTCTTTATTTGCCGCTTCTAATCCTGATGCTATAGCTAATCATTTTTATGAGCAAGGCAGAGCCGATGCTATCAAAACAATGACTGCAGAAGCTAAGAACATTAATATGGATCCTAGAAAAACTGCAGACGGTGTTATTGAAGCAGGTGGCCTTAAAGTTAAAGCATTAACTGGAGATAATAGTTCCAAGCTAAAATTAAAACTAAAAAACTATTAAACTAATTAAAAATGGCAAATGCAACATTTTCGTTACCTAGCGAATTAAGTCCTTATGTGAAAAAGGTAGCTAGTTATTCGAATTATTTAAACTTTCACGAAGGTGATGGAACTCCGGTAACTGACTGGGCACAGCAGTATTTACCAGAGCTTTATAACCAAGAAGTAGAAAGATATGGAAATAGATCTATATCTTCGTTTTTAAGAATGGTAGGTGCTGAAATGCCTATGTCTTCTGATCAAATTATCTGGTCTGAGCAAGGTAGACTTCATTTAGCATACGAAGGAGCATCAGTAAATAACAACGGTGTAATCACTACAGCTGCAGCACACGCAGTAAGAGTGGGACAAACAATTGTATTATCTGACAACCAAGCTTCTCCTACGATTATTAAATGTTATGTAAAAGCTGTAGCTTCAGAAACTTCATTAGAAGTATTACCTTATGTAGGTGGTGCAACTGTTGGAGCTGTATCTGGATTTGCTACAACTGATGACGCTGGAACAAACAGATGTTCGTTCTTCGTTTACGGTTCTGAATTCAAAAAAGGTGATAGCGGCATGTCTGGTGCTGTTAAGCCTGAATTTGAATCTTTCACAAATAAACCAATTATTTTGAAAGACAAATTTGAAGTATTCGGTTCTGACGCTGCACAAATTGGCTGGGTAGAAGTATCTGGTGAATCTGGGCAAGGTGGTTACTTATGGTATTTAAAAGCTGAAGGTGACACAAGAGTAAGATTTGAAGATTATTTAGAAACAGCTTTAGTTGAAGCAGTTAAAGGTGACAGTAACACTACAATTGATACTGAAATGGGTGGCACAAATGGTGACCCTGTTGGTACGCAAGGTTTATTTTCAGCAATTGAAGATAGAGGTATTGTAGCTACTGGTGCTTATGATGCAATCAATGACGTTATTTCTGACTTTGATTTAATTCTTAAAGAATTAGATAAGCAAGGATCAATCGAAGAAAACATGTTATTCTTAGATAGAGATTCAAACTTAAAAGTTGATGATGCTCTTGGTGCGGTTAACGCAGCAAACGCAGGTCAATCATCTTTCGGTGTATTTGAAAACTCAGAAGATATGGCGTTAAACTTAGGTTTCAACGGATTTAGAAGAGGTTCTTATGACTTCTATAAAACTGATTGGAAATATCTTAACAACAAATCTACAAGAGGATTATTCAATGATATCAAAGGTGTA